CGCGCCGCTTCGCGCTTCTCGCGCTCAAGGCGGTTCTTCTCGCGCGTTGCAAGTTTGATGAGACCCTTATCGCCAGCCTTGCGGATGCAGTCGCATCCGACCGCGCTGACGACGCCGTCGGCCGACTGGATCATGTATTCGTAAAGAATGCCCTGAGAGCAGTGCGCGCAGCACCCGCCGGGCTTCGTCGTCCCGTCGGGCGTTCGAAAGAGATTCTTCCGAACGCCGAGGAACTTAAACGGCTCGAGACCAAGTCCGGACAGCGTAAACGTGTGGGTGACCTTCGTCATCGTCGTTCCCCTCATCTTGGCGTTCTGTCAACCATAATGGGGTCGGTGCTGGGTAATGTCAACATTAAAAATGCGCCCGAACTGGCACATAATTGGTACTTAATGTGTACCAGACCGGCACAAATAGGTTGCGATGCGAGAACGCAATGAAAACAATAGGTTGCGGTAGGGTTGCGGTAGGGTTGCGTTTCTCGCAGAACGTGCGTTGCGTAGGTTGGGTACACGTTATAACTTGTAACCCATTGAAAAGGCGCAGTGTTGCGATGGGTTGCGGTAGGGTTGCGGTCGAGGTTGGGTAGGGTTGCGTTGGTTGGGGTTCTCTATAAGAACCCCAACCGCAACCCCAACCCACAACCCCAACCCCAACCCCAACCCAGAACCACTAAGCTATAGGTGGATGCGATGAATAAAAGACGCAGGCCAGCGACTAGAGCGGAGACCGGGTTGCTCATGCCGCGACTGCACGATCACGACGCGCGTCGCATTAATGACGCTTTGATCAAACACGACGCCGCCGTGTCGGAGTTCGAACGGCGTTGGGGCGTCGGGCGTTTGCCGCTGGTCGTGTCGGCAGATCTGCGCGCTCGATACGATGCACAATGCGATAGACTGGACGCAGCTATAGAGGCGTGCGATCCGGACATGGTCGAGCGTATGGTGGGCGTATCGATCCGCGCGTATGCTGCGCTTGAACAGGCGGCTCGTGACGCTGGCGTCGCAGAACTGCGCGGCGATTATTATGAGGCTGCGATGCCGGATGGGTCGGCGCTGTGCGTGACGCGCGATATATATGAACAGGTCCGCGTCGCACGCGAACGCCGCGACGCTATCGTGTGGTCGGTCGAAGAGGTCGCGCGCGTGGTTGGATCATATGAAGCGGCCAAGGCAATCAACCTGGCGAAGGCTGCGGTGCCGGGCGCTACGGTGGAACGGGTGACGGATAGGTCGGAGATAACGGATGATGATATCCCATTCTGATGCTGACGCGGTTGAGATAAAGCGGCAATGGTCAATTCTGCCGGTGCGCGCGCTATTGGACCGCAATCTACATCAAACGATGTTCAAGACGCTTGCCGCGCTTTGCGTGTTTACGAATAGCTATGGCGTCTGCTGGCCGGGCGTTAAGACGCTGGGCGCTATCTTGGACGATGACCCCGGCTCCGTCTCGCGCAACATCGCCAAGTTGGTCAAGGCGGGTTATGTGCGCAAGTTGCGCCCGCAGGATTATCAGATGGAATTCGCCAAGTTCGGCAAGATTAACCGCTATCAGGTGCTATACGAGCCGGACGCGCCGTTGCCATCGTGGGAGCAAGTGCAAACGTCAATCGTTCTTGCACCGGCCCAAGACGCGCCCACGCCGCCTATAAACGAAAATGGGGTAGTAGGGGGGCAGGACGCCTCGCTCGCTCTCGCTCACGCGCTCGCCTGCGCGTACGCGGCGGCGGTCGAGCGCGCGACTGGGCAGCCGCGCCGTCCGGACAGCGAACTTGGCGCGGCCCGACGTCTGGCAGCGCGTGGCGTGACGGTCGAGCAGGTGACCAGCGCCACGCGCACGGTCGCGCTGGCCGCGTTGGCCCGGCGCGCTGGCGTGCCAGCGCTGGCCGATGTCGAGCGCAGCCTGTGACCCCCCCTGCGGCGTGTACAGCGAGCGAACGTACCTTCGCTCGTGTACAGCGTGCCGCGCCGCGCACCGGCTGGGCGGCCGCCCTGGCCCTGCGCACACGTACAGGGGCGGCGAGCGACCTGGCCCCCCCGCCCCCGGCCCTGTCGGTATGGGGGTCTCACTCAAAATTTTCCCCGAAACCCGGAGGACGTCATGCCGAAAACCTTTATTGAGACCGAATGCCCGCAGTGCCACGGCAAGACGTTTGTTGTTCGCGACCGCCCTGTGGCAGACTACATGCGCGGCGGTTACATCGATGCGGTCAGCGAGGTTTGCGACTTGTGCGAAGGTTTCGGAACCATTGTCGAGTTTAAGGAGAGTGACGATGAGCGATAGAGACGAGTGTTCGTGCCCGGATTGCCAGCGCCGCAGGGTGTTGTCCCCTGATCCAGTTGTCTCGGCGGTTGTCGCCAAGTTCCACGAACGTAGCGAGCGCGGCATCAAGTATTACGGCATGACGATGGCCGACAACTTGGCCCCGACGGCTCGCTGGATTGAGGACGCGCAGGAAGAACTGATGGACGCGATCCTGTACCTTGAGCGGCTGAAGGCGGATTTTAATGATTGAGGTTATATCGCTGGGCGCTGGCGTCCAAAGCACCGTCATGGCGCTGATGGCGGCGCGTGACGAGCTTACGCCGATGCCCGACTGCGCGATTTTTGCGGACACTCAATTTGAGCCAGCGGGCGTTTACGAACACCTTGACTGGCTGGAAACGCAGCTTCCATTTCCTGTGCATCGCGTGACGGCGGGGGATATTTGCGCGGATCATATTGCGGGTTCCAACACATCCGGTGGAAAATTTAACTCAATACCATTTTTTTCCGGCAGCGGTATGGGGCGGCGGCAATGTACCCGTGAGTACAAGATCGCGCCGATCCAAAAAAAATGCCGCGAGTTGTTGGGGCTGAAGCCCCGCCAACGTGTTCCAAAGGGGGCGCAAATTCGCATGTGGATAGGCATCTCAACAGATGAGGCGGTCAGGATGAAGCCAGCGCGGGATGCGTGGGTCGAGAATGTTTGGCCGTTGATTGATGCGTATATGTCCCGCCAAGCGTGCTTGCGGTGGTTTGAGAAAAATTATCCGGGGCGCGCTCTCGCAAAATCCGCCTGCGTTGCCTGCCCATTCCACAACGACGCGATGTGGCGAGACATGAAGCTCAATGACGCAGCGTCGTTCAAGCAGGCAGTGGAGTTTGACCACGCGATCCGCAACAGCGGTACAGGCGCAGAGCAGTTCGTTCACCGCTCATGCAAGCCGCTGGACGAAGTGGACTTCCGCAACTTGGAAGATATGGGGCAACTCAATTTCTTCAACGAGGAGTGCGAGGGGATGTGCGGTGTCTGACAAGCCCCTATCCGTCCGCGCTGCCCGCGCGGCGTTGGCGTCGCAGGACGAGCAGCGCCGTGAGGCGGTGGTACAGGAACTTGAGGCACTCGCCAGCAGTGAGATTACGGACGTTCTGTCTTGGTCTGACTCTGGCCGCGTCCGTGTCTTCGCGTCGGATGAGTTGTCGCCTCGCGCCCGCCGCTCGATCAAGAAGATCAAGATCACGCCGACAGAGGACGGCAACCAGATCGAGATCGAGATGCACGACAAGTTGACGGCCCTTCGCCTGCTGGCGAAGCATCGCGGCCTTCTGGAGCCGAACAGTGATGATCGGCGTCCGACGATGATTGGTATCAACGTGAAGGGTCCGGACGTGACGACGTATGAGGTGCGCGAGCGGAGTGATGATGACGACGCGGCGTGTTAGTGTTTACGGGGATTGTCTCATGGCGATGTTTGAGAAAGAGTGATGGCCCGTTCAGAACGCGCAACCGACCGCTCCCCGCGCCGCCGACGTTCCCCCGGCAACGAAGCATTGATGGGGTTGAACCTTGATTTCAGTCAAAGTCCGACAACGTGGCGGTTTTTGAACGACGACAGTTTTGTGCGTGGGTTGATGGGACCGGTTGGCAGCGGCAAGACCTACGCATGCCTCGCTGAGATCATGTTGCGTGCCGTAAAGCAGCCGCCTTCTCCGGTTGATAACGTGCGGTACACGCGGTTTGCGATCATCCGGAACAGTTACCCGGAGTTGCGGACGACGACGATCAAGACGTGGCAGGAGATATTCCCCGAGAATACATGGGGTGAGATGCGTTGGTCGCCGCCGATTACGCATCATATTAAGCTGCCGCCGCGAGATGGCACGCCGGGTGTTGATTGCGAGGTGATCTTCCTCGCGTTGGACCAGCCGCGTGACGTGCGGAAGCTGTTGTCGCTGGAACTGACCGGCGGTTTTGTGGACGAGGCGCGTGAGTTGCCGAAGGCGGTGGTCGATGGTCTGACATCCCGCGTCGGTCGTTACCCGACGATGAAGCACGGTGGGTGCCCGTGGCGCGGCGTCTGGATGTCCA